AAAGAGATTATGAATGACCTGCGTTCTGGATTTGCAGGCCTGACAGAAGCACAGAAAGCACAGCTTGCAGCATCACTCGGCGGCCAGGAGGCTATGAGTGGATTGCTGGCTATCGTGAATGCGTCCGATGAAGACTACCAGAAGTTGACGGATTCTATTTACGATGCGGATGGTGCGGCCAAGGAAATGGCAGACACCATGAATGATAACCTACAGGGAGCAATCACACTCTGCAAGAGTGCATTGGAATCTGTAGGTATTGCCCTGTACGAAGAAGTACAGGAACCGATGAAAGAAACGGTCAAAGTCATTACCAGCATGGTAGAGGATATGAATGAAGCCATGGCGGAAAAAGGATTTGACGGTCTGATTGAGGCGTTTGGAAATTCACTCGCTGAGCTGGCACAGATGGCTATGGAGGCAGCACCTACATTGATAGGGGTTGCAGAGGACCTGGTAGGTACGTTCATAAATGCCATCATGGACCACCAGGAAGAATTTGCAGAGGCCGGAGCAACTGTAGTTGCTGAGCTTGTAAAAGCGATTCTGAATGTTGCCGGGGATATGTGGTCCGCCGGTATTTATTTGTTTACGGAATTTTTGCAGGCATTAAGCGACCATTCCGAGGAGATAGGCCGTTCTTTCGGTGAAATGCTGAGTAAACTTGGCGAGGCGGTACAAGAAAATCTGCCGCTTATCATCCGGGCTGCAAAAGATTTCGTAGCCGGATTCTGCGAGGGGCTGAGTGAAGAATTTCCGGGCGTATCTGCACTGATAGAAGGGTTCCTTAATGGATTCATCGATACGGCAAGTACGATTATCCAGGGAATTGTAGATGTGGTTTCTGACCTGTTCGGTGTGATTGATGGAGCAGACCCGAATGTTCTGGAGGCTGTCGGATATGCAATCGGCGTGATTGCGGCGTCCATAGCAGCTCTGAGCGTTGCAAGTTCCGTTCTGTCCTCCGTAAAATCTCTGTTCAAGGTGCTTGGCACACTGAAAGGCGGAGTTTCCGGACTGGTTGGAGTGATTGGAAAAGTTGTAGAAGGATTCGCACTCTGGAAGGGCGGAGCCGGAACACTGATGGAAGTTCTGGAACTGGAGTTCCCGAAGGTCGCAGGTATTTTCTCCTCTATCGGAGGAGCAGTTCAGAAGGTAATCGGATTCTTTGCAGAGTTCGGTTCGTCAATAGCCGGAATTGGTTCTATCATTGCAGGAGCGATTCTTGCAGTTACCAATTTCGTAGATATGTTTGTAAATGGTTTCAGTGCCATAAAAGAGGTTCTGATGGTAGTCGGTATTGCACTGGCGGCTGTTGGGGCTGTTATCCTTGGAGCACCTGCACTGGTTGCGGCGGCGGTAGCTGGAATTGTAGCTGCGGTAGCAACGGCGATTGTTCTCATCAAGGAACATTGGGACCAGATTGTAGAATTTTTCCAGAGCATACCGGATAAGCTGAGCGAACTTGGTTCGGCTATCGCTGAATGGGGCTCTGGTGTCCTGGATAGCATAGGAGAATTCATTGACTCTGTTGTTGAGTGGTTCTCCGAATTGCCAGGAAAAATCATAGATGCGATTAGCTCACTAGCAGACAGTTTTGCTGAGTGGGGAGCTTCCATGCTGGAAACGGCATCTGAGGTAGTATCGCAGATTATTGATTCGATTGTGCAGTTCTTTACGGACCTGCCATACAAAATCGGTTATGCGATAGGCTTTGTAATTGGTACGCTGATTGAATGGGGAGCAAATGTGATTAACTGGATCACAACGAATGTTCCTCAGATGATAGATAGCATCATTAAGTTTTTCTCTGAATTGCCGGGGAAAATCTGGAACTGGCTGGTAAACACCTACAACAAACTGGTTGAATGGGGAAGTCAGATGCTCCAGAAAGCCGGAGAGATAGCAAGCAACTGTATAGACAACATTGTGAAGTTCTTCTCCGAATTGCCGGGCAAGATTTGGAACTGGCTGACTGATGCCTTTAATAAGCTGGTAACGTGGGGTTCCAACACCCTACAGAAAGCGAAGGAGATAGCTTCTAACACGATAGATGCAATCGTCAATTTCTTCTCCCAGTTGCCAGGAAAAATCTGGACCTGGTTAAGTAATACGCTACAGAAGGTAATCCAGTGGGGTTCCGATATGGTAGCGAAGGGAAGACAGGCAGCATCTGATTTGTGCAGTGCCGTCATAAATGGCGTAGCGAACTTGCCGTCCCAGATGGCGAATGTAGGCTACAACATCGTGATGGGTGTATGGAACGGAATCTGTAATGCGGCCGGTTGGTTCAGACGCCAGGTGCAGAGTTTCTTCTCCGGCATCGTAGACGGTGTTAAGGGAGCATTAGGTATTCACTCCCCGTCCAAAGTCTTTGCAGATGAGATTGGTAAGTGGATTCCGCCTGGTATCGGCGTAGGTATTGAAGCCGAGATGCCAGACCTGTATAAGCAGATGGATGATGAGATGGCCAGTCTTGGAAAGCGGATGCAGACGGCGGTTAATGTGGAAACCGGAAAGATTGCTGTTGATAAGAAGGTCAGCACAACATACAAAGTCGAGAAAGAAAAGCAAGGCGTCTTCGAGAGTGGAGACACAACGGTAGAGATTACCGGAGAGACACACGTTCATGTAGATTTGGACGGTAGGGAAGTTGGAGATACAACAACACCGATTGTCGATGAAAACATGGCAAGAATTGATACACACAAGAAGAGAGGAGGTTAATCATGTCGGGAGTAGGCATTACGTTTGATGAGACGCATTCGTTCCGGGACTGGGGCTTAAGACTCAAGAAGATTGCTATCGGCATACCGAAAGCAAAGACAGAGTATGTGAGCGTCCCCGGCATGAACGGGGACCTGGACCTCTCAGAAGCTCAGAACGGCGGCGTAAAATATGAGATGCGAACCTTGAAATTCACATTCGGGGCAAGAAACTGTAGTTATGAAAGATGGAGCGGTCTGTTAAGTCAGATCGCTTCTGATTTGCAGGGAATCTCGAAGAGAATCATCCTTGACACCGACAAGGGATATTATTATACCGGCAGGTGTGAGATAGAGACAGAGAAGAATAACGATGTAACGGCGGAGATTGTTATAAGCTGTAAATGCGAGCCGTATAAAATCAGCGTGGATTCTTCGGATGAGCCTTGGAAGTGGGATACGTTCAGCTTCATCAATGGCGTTATCCGTAACACCTCAGACATCACGATCAGCTCTGGCTCCGGTTGGCAGAAAGTCAGCCTGGACGGTTGGGTTCATAACGAAACGCTCAGAATTATTTCCAATGCGGAAATGAAGGTAAGGTATCGTAATTCAACCTATACGATATATACTGGCGAGAATATCATGTATGACATTGTTCTGTACAAGGGAGTGAATGACCTTTACTTCCAGGGAACGGGCAAAGTCACGCTGATTCACAGAGGAGGGATGCTGTAGATGTATACGATTAAAGCCTATGTGGACAGCAAGGAGTACACGATTCACGATGCCAGGGTAAAGGCACTGACCGTTGGCGGAAATCCGTATTTTGAAATCGGGGATAACATCAACGGTTCGGCAACCTTCAAGGTGTTTCCGACACACCCGTACTATGACAAGGTTGAGAAGCTGACAACAGACATTGTGATTTACCGGGATGATGAGCCGGAGTTTTACGGGCGAGTTCTCTATGACGATGAAGATTTTTCTGGAACAAAGAAAGTCTTCGTTGAAGGAGAGCTTGCCTTTTTGTGTGACAGCATCCAGAGACCAAAGGTTTATCACAACATCTCGGTAAAGGCGTATGTGCAGGATTTGATAGATATTCATAATGCACAGGTAGAGGAGAGAAAGCAGTTCGTTGTTGGCAGGGTAACGGTAAAGGATTCTAATGATTCACTGTACCGGTATTCCAATTACGAGGACACCAGAACGGCGTTTAAAGAGAAACTGACAAGCAGACTCGGAGGGCATCTGGTTATACGGCATGAAGAAGGCCTGAGAATCCTGGATTACCTGTCAGATGAAGACTATTACACCAGGAACACGCAGGGCATCCGGTTTGGGAAGAACCTGTTGGACTTCTCAAAGAACATGGATGCTTCGGACCTGGCAACGTGTATTATCCCATTGGGAGCGAAGCTAGATGAAGATGAGCAGGACCCGGCACTGGAGGCAATCTATGAACAGAGAAGAACCATTGCGAGCGTCAACGGTGGCGTGGATTATGTCACAGACGATAACGCAGTGAAAGAATACGGCAAGATTTACAAGACTGTAACCTGGGACGATGTGACAGTTCCAGAGAACTTAAAGAAAAAGGCCGAGGAATATTTGAAGTCGGTACAGTTTGAGAAGATGGTACTGGAGCTGAAAGCGATAGACTTAAATCTGACGGATGAATCTTTCCAGAGATTTGAGATCGGCAACATGATCCAGTGTGTTTCCACACCGAACGGTTTAGACCGGGAATTTCCGCTGACAAAGAAGAAAGTGTATATTACCAGCTTCAAGAACAACACCGTTACGTTGGGTGATGAGACGAGTGCTAAGTCCTACACCTCGTCAAACCGCCAGAGTACGGCTGAAATGGAAGAGACAATAAAATCCTTGCCGAGTAAGACAGAAATCTTGCAGGAGGCTCTCAGAAGCGCACAGGACCTAATAAATAAACAGGTAGCCAGTGGATATGCAGTACACGTTCCGAATGAGTTCATCGTTGCTGATGATGTGAATTATAAGAACAAAGCCAAGAACCTGTGGAGATGGGGACTTGGCGGTTTTGCTCATTATAGCCAGGGGTATGACGGACCGATAGACGGAGTGGCACTGACCATGGATGGAAAAATCAATGGGGAGATGCTTCTGGTAAATTCAGTCAAAACGGAATCACTGGATGCCGGATACCGGACATCGGTAGAAACGAAGATATCAGAGAGCGAGACAACGGCGAAGAATCATGCTGATAATAAAGTCAGAGTAGCCAGAGAGGAGATTGAGAATTCCATTTCCAACCTGGAGAATAAGATTTCGCTATCTGTACGAAGTGTAAAGGAAACGGTTGCCCGGAAGAACTATATAGTTGGTGGTGAGCAAGAGACACTTGATAAAAGCAAGTTCACTGCATCCGGCATAACTGGTAGTTGCACGATTGAGCAAGCGGAGTTCCTAAATATGAATGCGATCAAGCTGACGTTCTCTGCAAATGGTTCTGTAACATTGTCGCAGAGCCTGGGAAGCTTGGAAGCTGGCAATTATAAGATTGCTGTTGAGGCTGCATATCCGGAAGGCTCAAAGTACCGCCCGTCTTATGTACGGTACGGATTCTCGGAGAACCAGTCTACAGAATATTTCAGTGGATATAGTGCGGATGAATTTCACACCTACAGTAAGCAAGTGAAGATTACCAAAGCGGCGAAGTCTGTAGCAATCACGGTTTACGGATATACCGGTTCAGTGGTGTATCTCACGAACATCCGATGTCTGAGAGACATGCAGGAACTACTGGATGATCTAAATGCCAGGATAGATGTAGAAGTTGGCAAAGTGTCGGCTTCGGTGTCAGATCTCTATGAAAATTCACTGCATAACTATTGTAGCAATGGAAAGTTCTCAAATAACGATGATAAGTTTGCTGGTTGGGGAAGGAGCAACACAACCCAGGTCACACAGACAACCTTTGACAGCAAGAGCTGTGTGAAGATTGAGAACACATCTTCGACATACAATATCTCCTGGTATCAGAGACCGTGGAAGAAGCGTGGAGACATTACAGTTAGGTTTAAGGCGGCGTGTAATGCAGAAGACGCAGATACGGCAAGGATAAGATTAACGATTGACAGCAAAAACTTTTATACCAATGCAGGAGAGCTGAGTGACGAGTGGACGGAGTTCGAGTTTACATCTTATGCAACGCCGTCATATTTCTATACGTATTTTTACAACTATGTAGCAAATACGACCGTATATATCACGGACGTGGAGATTCTGGGATATATGTCTGCATACTCGGAATCTCAGTTGACGATTTTAAAAGATTCCATCGAATCCGAAGTGAAGAGAGCAACGGCACAAGAAGGAACGTTATCTTCTTCTATCAAGCAAAATGCAGAGAGCATCACTTCAAAAGTAAGCAAGGGCGAAATGGGTTCTTACATCACACAGTATTACAACAACGTGATTATAGCTTTCAATAAAAACTCAAAATACGTGCAGATCAACCCAGGAGAAATTGCTATTTACAATTACGGAGTAGAGAACTCCAAGAAGCGTGCGGTATTCGATGAAACGGGTAATCACTTTTATAGAGATGGGTATTATGTCGGAGCGATTGGAACGAACCAGTGGTCAGGGAACAATGCTCATAAGGGATTAGTGTTCGATTTGGAACCACAAGGAAAGTATATGGCATTTGCTCAAAAAGCAAGTTCCTCAGCAACTTCCTACACTACTATGTTGTGTTTTAGCCGAGCAAACAGTATTTACGATGAATATGGTGTGAATATGGGCTGCAATCTGATTGGAAACTGGTATACGCTGAAGAACTTCAAGATAGGTTCGATTTCTGCTGGAGGGTATAACGCATTTAGCGGATCGATACCGATTGTATGTGAGATCACGAACAATGGCAACAGTTGGACGTATTCACATCTCAGAGTTTACAACGGAATCATAGTAGGTTACTGGAACTAAGAAGGAGGCAAGAAGATGGAAATTATTTTTCCGAGAGGAGACGCACCGGAAAAGGTAGCGAAAAACAGTGTCGCTGTAGGAACAATCAAAAGAGAGCAGGAGGTAAAAGAAGATGGAAGAAAAGAAAAAACCAAACAGACCGATTAGTGTTATTTATGCTGATGCGAAACAGGCAATCACAAGGCAGGTTGGAAACACGATGGCAGCTTACGGGCTGCCTATTTTCATGGCAGAGGGGATTCTGAGCGGAGTGCTTGCAGAAATCAGAGCAAATGCCGCAAACGAGCTGGCGGACGATACGGCCAGATACGAAGAGGAACTGAAAGCCCATTACGAAGCTGAGATGAAAGAGAAACAGGAGGCTTTCGAGAAAGAAAAAGAGGATCTGATTACGCTTTTTGAAAATCCGGAAGAAGCCCCGGATGCATCGGAAGAGAGTGTTGCCGGAGAGGAGCCTGTTATCGAGGAGGTGGAGTAAATGGCAGATATTTCCCAGGAAATAGATCAGCTTAGAAATGCGGTCTATGGAGAAGAGGTGCGAGGAGCTTTTATCTCCTGCATGCAGAAGATTCACGAGGAAAATGAAAGCTACAACAGTATCAAAGAGTCAGTCAATCAGTCGGCGGCTACCATGCAGGAGCAGGTAGAATCTATCAACACGAAGTCTGAGGAAGTCAAAGCTGCATTGCAGAATCTGACTATGGCAATCGCCAATGGTAAAAATCAGCAGGATGCAATCGAGAAAGCTACCGCAGCCGGAAAGACACAGCAGACTGCAATCGAGAAAGCTACAGAGGCCAGTAAAACACAGCAGACAGCTTTACAGAAAGTCGTTGATTCTGCAAAACAGATTGACTCAGCGATCCAGCAATCTGTAACGGCAGCGAATACAGCAGCCAACAATGCATCGGCAGCTACGAAATCTGCAACAGAAGCAACGTCTTTAGCAAATCAGTCGGCAGAAGCGGCTAAGACTGCGACAACAAATGCAAATGATGCTACAGAGAAAACAAATGCGGCAGTAAAAAATGTATCAGATGCTACAGAACAGGCTGCGCAGGCGACATCAGCAGCAAATGCGGCGACTGAAAATGCAAATCAGGCAACAGTAGCCGCCAAAGCAGCAACGAAGGAAGCACTGACGCAGGCGGAAGAGGCGAAACAGGCGGCGGCATCCGTAAGGGATGATTGCTATCCAATGATGTTTCGTAATTACGATGGAAGAACGTATTCTGTGTTTTTTGAGGATGCAGATGAAACAATGGTCTGCACTGGCACGAAAGAAGACGACAACGCAGATGTCGCAACACCGGTTCCGTCTACAAACGCAGTGAGGAATGAGAACCCCTATGATGAAATTCCACTGTTTAAACCGGTTGAGTGTAACGGTTATGCAGATGAAGATGGAGAGCTTCATATTACGGCAGTCAAAGGAGAACCAGAGTTCCGGACAGACGGAACAAAAGGAGATGTATGTATCGCCCTCAAAACAGGATACATTCGGACAATTATCGATACGGTTGGAATTATGGGACCACTTGGAAAGAAAGGTACAAAAATTTCGGTTACGGATTCGTGGAGAGAATCTGAGTATCCTGGATTTCCTTTCATCCCGTACACAGCAGCGATTAGACCAGATGGATCGGTAAGACCATATGTGTTGATCCCGAAGCACCAGGCTGTCAATTTTAATAGTTCGTATTATTCGCTTCCTGGATTCGCCCCGGCATACAATGCGTCACATAATGGACAGATTACAACCTTCCGGAAGCGTGGTGACCAGTATTGCGGAGAGACTTGCTCAGATGCAGAAATCTGGGAAACACTGTTCATGATTGTGTTCGCAAATATGAACTCACAGGCTGTCATGGTAGGATGTACAGGATTTTCCGATCAGTATATGGCGGCAGTTGCAGAAGAGAATGTTGAAAGAATCATCTTGACCAAAAAACAGGCGGAATATTTTCCAATCGGATGTTGTGTATCCATCGGAGAGATGGGAAGCAGTACGAATAAAGACCGAGGTCAGTCTTATATGCATAACCTCGCAAATCGTGTCAAAGTAACGAAGATTGAGGCGTTGGATGATGATTCTGGAAATTACGCATTATATGTCGATAATGGAGGAGTGACGTTCAACACGTCTGCAACTACATGTATTTCGACAATGCCTTGGCATACCGGTTCAACGGATAAGGTCAAGGGAACATGCGGATCGCCATACAGCAATACGAATGGGAAAGAGCCGTTCAAGTTCCTTGGTATCGAGTTTGCACTTGGACAGTATGTGGTGCGTTCTGACGTGATACTGAACGGTGTTTATGATGCAGAGGCAGACACGTACCAGCAGGAAATTTACACCTGCTACGATTGCAAGTATTTTGCTACCGCAATCAATGAGCATTACAAGAAACTGGGGTATGTGATTCCGGATTCCGGAAATGCATGGAAGTATATCAAAAACCTTGGTTTTGATGTCAACTTCCCACACATTAGGATGGCTTCGGAGTACGGTGGAGACAGTAATAAGCGATTTGGGGATGCGGTACATACAGGAACTCGTGCCAACGGCACAAGGGAGTTCCTGTCGCTCGGCTCCCTGGGGGCCTGGTCGCTTGCCGGGTTGCGGTTTGCCTATCTGTACCGTTGGCTCGGTGGCGGCGACTGGTACATCTCGGCTCGTCCTTCTCTCACTGGAAGACGAGGATCAGTCGTAGACTGGGCATCGTCTATGGGGGTGAATTTGGCGGCGTAGCCCCAAAGAGGGGATCGCCCCTCATAATTTTTTGTAACTAATAAATGTATGATATAGGGATTTACGGTATCCGGGGAGTTCCTGTCGCTCGGCAACCTGAGGAACAGGTCGAATGCCGGGTTGCGGATTGCCAATCTGAACAATTGGCTCGGTAACGGCAACTGGAACATCTCGGCTCGTCACTCTGAATAATTATTCGAGGTATGCCGTACTTCGCCGGACAGCATCTGAAACTGATCCGGCATGCTGAAAAGCATCCTGCACGTGTGCAAAATTGTCGAACCAGCACCGGGTAACCGGACTTCGTAACACAGTGGGTACGGAGTGGGCTTAGTAGTAAAACCGAAAGGTCTTGAGATTCAGAAGGAGTATTCAGAAATTTACATAGATGAAGACGTATTGTAAGAATGTAGATATCGAAGATATTTCGATGATGGAGCTGGCGATACGGAATTGCTTTAAGGGAAAGTGGAAACGCCGGGATATACGGAATCTGCTTTCCCGACATTGCGAGTATACGCCTGGGAAGATTCTAAAGCTCTTGAAAACTGGAAATAAGCATATGCTTGATGGAGCAGTGCACAATCTGGCACTGGAATTAAATAACAGATTGATGAATAGAGAATTGAGTTTGCCGCCGACCGTATCAAGGACAGTCATTGAAGGGGCAAAGCAGAAAGAAAGGAACTTAGAGATAGAATCGTATGAGCACCAGATATTTGACCATCTGGCAGACCTTGGGCTGCAGGAACTGTTTGAGAAGAAATTCGGAACATGGCAGTGTGCATCCATCAAAGGCAGAGGTCAGCTCTATACGAAGAAAGGAATTGAGAAGTGGATTCGGACAGATCCACAGGGGACGAAAGTGGCGATTCAGTGTGATGTCCGGAAATGCTATCAGAATATAGACATTGATGTGCTGATAGCAATGCTAGAAAGGGATATCCATAAGAATAAACCATTGCTGTGGTTGACAAGAAAACTGTTGCTGATAATGAAAGAGAAAGACAAAGGATTGTTTGTCGGTTCAGTTATCTCGAAAGACCTGGCAAATTATTATATGAGTTATCTGTATCACTATGCAGAAAGCAAATTGACCGTTACCAGAAGGTCACGCAGAAATGGTCCGGTCAAGGTCCGATTGTTGAGCCACCAGGCAATGTACATGGATGATGTGTTTCTGAGTGGCTCTAATCGGAAATATCTTATGATGGCATTCCGGAAAATACAGCAGTGCCTGGAAGAAAAACTGCATCTGGAATTTAAGGAATCGTGGAGGTTCTATTATGTCGAATATGAGGACAAGTATGGAGTGAGCCACGGTTGCCCGGCGGATCTGGCAGGATATGTGTACAAGAGAACCTGTACAGTGCTGAGAGATCATATCTTTTTAAAGGGCAGGAGAGCTTTTAAGAAAGTCAAAACCTACTTGATGAAAGGATATGAGGTAACCCAGAGGATGGCACAGAGAGCAGTATCTTATTACGGTTGGTTTAAGAACAGCAACCTGCATCAGTTTATGGAGAAATATGGAATTGAGGAATTACAGAAATATTGTAAAAGAAGACTGAGCTATCTCAGCAAAAGAAACAGAGCAAAGGAGGCATTGGCATGTTGACAGTAATATGCAGCACAGAACAAATTGAAAGCATGGAATATTACCTGCGAAGCTCCGGTGTAGCAGATGTGTTTCTGCGGAAGAACATCCAGAAGCAGGATACGGAAGACGGTGGAGACAACAAGGGAATCCAGTATACAGCA